GACGAGATCGAGGCCGAGCATGCGGGGATTCTCGGGTCACTGCCCGCCGCCGCCGAGGCGACTGAGGGCGAGAAGGCCGCCGCCGCCGAGATGCTGGCGCGGTTGCAGACGCCGGAGGCGCTACCGGCCACGCCGCTCCCAGCCAATGAGGGGGCGCCGGTCGCGGTGCGACCGACATTCACCACCGATTTCGATTTGTGGCTGTGGATGGATGCCCATCCAGACGCGGCCACGAGCGAAGACCGGCTCTATCTGGAACAGGCGCTGGCCGAATCACCGGCGCTCTCGATCCAGGTCGAGGCGGAACTGGCCAAGCGGGCGCGTCAATCGCCCGCCGACCAGGCATAAAAAAGGCCGTCCGAAGACGGCCGAATCAAAGCAATTAACGCGAATAAGGATAGCAGATCCATGAAAAAAGTGTTTGCCATTACCAGCAATGCTCAACGCTTTCTCTCCGGCATGGCCGCGCTCGAAAAACGCGGGGCGCGCGAGGCCTGCTGGTTGTCCGTCACCGGCCCGGCGGGGCTGGGTAAATCGCTCCTGGTGCAGTGGTACGCCGGCCAATACGACGGCGTCTATCTGCGGGCCAAGACCAGTTGGACCAGCCGCTCGGCGCTGGCCGAACTGGTCACGGAATTGGGTCAGGCCCCGGCTCGACGCCAGGACGAGCTATTCGCCCAAGCGCTCGGGATGCTCGGGCGCGATCCGCGCATCGTCATCCTCGACGAGGTCGAGCACTGTCTGCACGACATCAAGGTGCTGGAGACCTTCCGCGATCTCTCCGACCTGTGCGAGTGCCCGATCGTCATCGTCGGCATGGAAGCGGTCAAGGCGCGCATCCAGCGCCACGAGCAGATCTCCAGCCGCATCACCCAGGTGGTCGACTTCCTGCCCGCCGCCATCGAGGACGTGCGCATCATGGCCGAGACCTTGACGGACCTGCGTTACGCCGACGACCTGATCGCCAAGATTCACGCCGAATCGGAAGGGCGCTACCGGCTGATCATGGACGCCCTGGCCGAGGTCGAGCGCCATGCCCGGCGCAACAGCCTGACCGAGGTCGCGGCGGCCCACTTCCCGCAGCGCCTCACCCACGACTGGCGCCTGCGCACCCGGCGTGCGGCCAAGACGGCGAGCGCGCCCGCAGCGGTCAAGGAGGGGGCGGCATGAACACCTCGACCCAACTCCTGCATCTGATCGGCGCCGAGGGTGAGGCCGGTCTCACGCTCGACGCGCTCGACGCGCGCCTGGAGACCCTGAGCCGCGCGGCCATCGTCATGGCGGCCGGCGTGCTCGCGCAGCGTGGGCTGCTGGAGCGTCCCGCCCCTGGGCACTATCGGCTCAACAGCGCCGGGCGTCTGGCCCTGGCCAATGGCGCCGAGATCAAGTCCGGCCCGCGCGCCACCCATGCCACGGCGGTCCAGACCCGCAGTCTGCGGGCGCGGCTGTGGCGGGCCATGCGCGCCATGCAGAAGTTCGGCCTCGACGATGTGCTGCTGCGTGCCGCCAATGGCGACGAGGCCGACGCCCCCAACAACGCCATCAAGTACATCAACGCCCTGGAGCGGGCCGGGTATCTGGTGCGGATGCGGCAGCGACTTCCGGGTGACGCGCCCACCAGCAACGGCTTCGTGCGCTGGCTGCTGGTGCGCAACACCGGACCCCTGGCCCCGATCTGGCAAACGCGCCAGGGGCGTCTGTTCGATCCCAACACCCAGGACACCTATCCCCTGGCGTGCCCGGAGGTGGCCCATGTCTGACACCGACACCGACGCTCTGACCCTGCTGCGTGCCGAGGTGGCGCGCACCAGCAAGACCGCCACCGCCGAACGGCTGGGGGTCTCGCGCACCGCCGTCAGCCTGCTGGTCGCGGGCAAATACACCGCCGACCCCAGCGCCATGTACGCGCGCATCCTCGATGTGCTTGGCGGCGTGCGCTGCCCGTACCTGGAGACCGATCTGCCGCGCTCGCAGTGCCGGCGCTGGCACACCCGCCGGCAGCCGCCGGCCCAGACCGCCGAGGCCGTGCGCCACTGGCGCGCCTGCCAGACCTGCGTCAACAACCCCGCCGCCGTGGAGACACAGTCATGACGACCAACCCGCAAACCCGGCCCAGCCAGCCGAGCTTCCGGCTGATCGACTTCGCCGAGGCCCTCTCCGGTCCCTACGAAATGCCCCAGTTCGACGCCCGCGACCCCGACGGCTGGGCGTGCGCCGTGCTGCCCTGGCTCCAGCAGCGGCTGCTCAGCCACGCCTATGGCCTGGAGATGGGCGCCCCACGGGCCGAGCGTCCCGCCCTCAACGCCCCGCTGTCGCTCAACGAGGTGGCCGACGTGGTGCTCTCGATCGGCGATTTCTGGGCCGACCTGCTCGAGGGCGCGCGGCGTCTGGTCGCCGCCAGCCCCGAGGGCCTGGATCTCGACCCGATCGAGCGCGTGATGTCGGGACACTTCTACACCGCCACGCTCAGCCATGTGGTGCAGGAGCTGGAGCGTCGCCACGGCGAGCGCGCCATCCCCCGCGCCGCCCGGTTGCACTGAGGAGGGCTACGTCATGATTCGTCTCATCCAACTCTATCGGCTGTTCATCGTCACCCAGGCGCTGGTCGAGCGCGGCTGTCGCCTGATCGAGGCGCGGCTGGCCCGCGAGGACGCCGAGCCTGTCATCCGCATCGCCCCGCCGCCGGCCGGCGTGGTCACGACCTATGCCTATCGCCGCCCGCCCGACGGCTGCGTGCCGGTGCCCGTGCTGTGCGTGGCCCGCGTCCAGGGCGCGCGCGTCGAATGGATCAGCCGGGAGGTGCGGCAATGACGCGCGAAACCAAGTATGCCCATCACGGCCCGGTCTACACCCCCAGCGCCCGCGAACGCGCGCGCGAGTACCAACCCCGCTATCCCGTGGGCTATGTCCCGCGCACCGAGCCGGCCGTCACCATGGCGGCCAAGCCCTGGATGCTGCGTCGCGGCACGCCCTCGCCGATCCACGACCTCACCGTGGCCGAGGCTCAGCGGGCGCGTGCCAATCAACAGGCGCACGCCCCCCGGTCCCGGCCCCGCGAACAGAAGGTGCTGGCCGTGCTGGGCCAGGCGCAACGGGCGCTGACGGCCGGCGAGATCGCGGCGCTGGCGGGCCTGGAGTCCAACCGCGTGAACCGCGCCCTGGAGCGGGCCGTCGCCGAGGGGCGCGTGATCGCCGAGCGGCTCCCCGGTGCGACGCGGCGCCAGTCCTATCGCCTGGCCAAGGGCGGCGTGGATGTCGGCGCGGAGGGGACGTCATGACCCTGCTGGCCACCTGCCCCGAGTGCGGGCTGCGCGCCGAGCTGACGGTGTTCATCGACGCGGGCGAGTCCAGCCAGGCGCTGGCCAAGGCGTTGGCACTGCCGGCCCCGCTGGCCGGACAGATCGTGCGCTATCTGCGTCTGTTCGCCCCGCCCAAGAAGGCGCTCGCCCAGCGCAAGGCCGCCCGGCTGCTCAATGAGCTGTCCGAGGCCATCGCCAGCGGCGAGGTCCGGCGCAAGGGCCAGAGCTGGGCCGCCCCGCTCGGGGTGTGGGAGGCGGCGCTGGAGACCGTGCTCGCCCAGCCGCCCGAACGGCTGCCGTTGGACGGTCACGGCTATCTGCTGGCCGTCGTCGCCACCCAGGCCGCCAAGAGTGCCGGGGCCGGCGAGCGTCGGCAGGAGGATCAGGCCCGCACCCGACCGACCACCGGCTCGCGTCAGGCCGTCGACCTGGCGCTCAACGAGCTGATCAACGAACGGCGCACCCTCCAGTTCCTGGAGCGCGCCAACCCCGGCGTCCATGCCGACGCCATTGCCCGACTCGACGCCGCCATTGCCGCGCACCGCGCGGCGCATTCACCCAACCGACCCGGAGGAACCCTGTCTCATGGCCAGTAGTAGACCCGCCACCCGTATCAAGCAGACGGCCGCCGCCTTCCCGGTGCCGCAGGACAAGGACGCCGTCGTCGAGGCCATCGCCGCCATCGGCCGTCACCAGCGCGAGCGCGAGCGCATCCAGGCGGCGATGAACGACACCCTGGCCGAGGTGCGCCAGGGCTTCGAGACCCAGGCCGCGCCCCACGCCGAGGCCATCAAGGGGCTTTCGGCCGGGGTGCAGACCTGGTGCGAGGCCAATCGCGACCGCCTCACCCAGGAGGGCAAGGTCAAGACCGCGCGTCTGGCCAGCGGCGAGGTGCGCTGGCGCACCCGTCCGCCGTCGGTCTCGGTGCGGGCCGTCGAAACGGTGCTGGAGGCGCTCAAGCGGCTTCAGCTCACGCGCTTCATCCGCACCAAGGAGGAAGTCAACAAGGAGGCCATCCTCACCGAGCCCGAGGCGGTCAGTCACATCAAGGGCATCACCATCAACCAGAAGGAGGACTTCGTCATCGTCCCCTTCGAGACCGAGCTGGAGGAAGTGTTATGAGTCGTCTGCCGGCCTTTCACCGGCGTCTCGATCAAGGCCTCGCCCTCGATCGCGCCGCCGATGCCTGTCTGATGCGCGAGCTGGCCTTCGACGATGTCGTCGGGCGGTTGCGGGCCGGGCGCCTGCCGCTGGCCGAGGCGGTCCAGGCCCTGCGCGCGGCCTATCACCGCGCCGAATGCTATCTCAGAGGCATCCCACTCCAGGAGAACCGCGTATGAGCCGTCTGCTACCCCGTCAAGCCCTGGTGCGTCGACTGGCCGTCGGCACCGGACTCACCCAGGCCCAGGCCGCCGAGGCGCTCGACTGTCTGGGGCTGATCGTCGCTGAGCATCTGGCCGTCGGCGACGTGGTGCGGCTACCGAAGCTCGGCGCCCTGCGCGTGCGTCAGACCGCCGCCAAGCAGGGTACCTTCGCCGGTCGGCCCTGGACCAAGCCCGCTGGTCGGCGCGTGGCCTTCAGTGCCGGCACGGCGTTACAGCGGGCGCTGGAGGTGACGGTCTAACGCCTTCTTTCAAGCGAAACCCGTCCGCGCCGGACGGGTCTGCCGGACGTGGTGGTCCGGTGCTGATGAGCAGCCACGATGCCAAACGACTCGCCCAAAGGGAAGGATCTGGCCAAGATCCACATCGCCAAGAAGGATCTGGGTCTCGACGACGAGACCTATCGCCTGCTGCTGCGGCGCGTGGCCGGCGTCGACAGTGCCCGTGATCTGGATGCGGCCGGACGCGCGCGCGTGCTCGGCGAGCTGCGCCGCAACGGCTGGAAGCCCAAGGCCCCGCGTGCGCGCCGGACCCGACCCCTCGACGACGCCCCTCAGAGCCGCAAGATCCGCGCCCTGTGGCTGGCGCTGTTCGAGGCCGGCGTGGTGCGTCACGCCGGCGAGCGTGCGCTGGCTCAGTATGTGCGCCGCCAGACCGGCGTCGAGGATCTGCGCTGGCTCGACAGCCGCCAGGCCAACCGCGTCATCGAAAGTTTGAAGGCCTGGGCCACGCGCGCCCAGGTTGCCCTTGAGGATTGAACCGCTGGAGAATGCCCCATGCCCCTGATGCTGGAGACCCCCAGGCCCCAGACCCTGGCCATCCATACCACGGATCTGCCGCCCGCCCTGCGCGAGGTCGCCGACGCCGTCGGACTGGAGGCGGCGCTGCGTCTGATCGAGTGCTGGGGTGGGGTGCGCATCTATCTGCCCGGTCCCGACCGTCTCAGCGACGATCACATCCTGGCGCGCGGGTTGGGGCGCTTGGCGGCTGAGCAGCTGTGTCAGCGCTTCGGGGCCGGGGCCTACACCGTGCCGCGTGGGCTGGAGGCGTTGCGCGCCGCACGCGATCGTGCGATGCGCGCCGAGCACGCCGACGGGCGCTCGGCCCGTGATCTGGCGCTGGCCTATCGCCTCAGCGAGCGGCGGGTGTGGGAGATCCTCGCCCGTGACGAGCGCCCGACCGACGGGCCGCGCGTCCTGGCCGTGGCGCGGGGGCAGATGGCGTTGTTCTGAGCGCGTCTCCGGGTGGGGTGGACGAGGCGGTCATGTGTCATGGTTTGATGTACACTCTTCGCCGGACCCACACACGGAGGCTAGACCATGCGCAAGACCGCTCTCTCCATGGCTCTGTTGGCGGCCGGCACGGCTCAGGCGCAGATCTACAAATGCACGGACCCGGCGACGGGAAAGACCACCTATTCGCAGACGCAGTGCAACACGACGGCCAATCCGGTTGACCTCGAGGTCTATCGCCCCAGCGAGGCGCAACGCCAGCAGGCCAGGGAGCGCACCATCGAGGCTCAGAGAGCCGCCGAGGAGATCCGGCAGGAACGCGCCATGCAGCGTGCGCGTCAGTTTGAGGCGCACAGGTATGCCGAGAAGCAGCGCCAGCTTCAGGCTGAGCGCCAGAGCGTCGAGCCGGGCGGATACCGAGCGGGCAGCGCGGGCAAATCCCGGTCGGGCAGTGGGCGCTATGACTTCGTCATGCCGGGGCCGCCGCGCGTGGGGCCGCCGCCACCGCCGCCGCGTCCGCCCAAGTCCTCGGCGGCATCTCAGGGGCGTCCGGCGCCGGGGCGGGAGTCGCCGCCGCCACCTCCGCCGCCGCGCCCGCCGCGATAGAGGTAAGTGCCAAAGCGCGTGCAAAGCACGACGCGGTGAAGGATTGACAGCCCATCGGGAAATGTGGTTATCTGCGCCTGTCGCTGCACATCAGCGACCGGGGGTGACAGCCCGGAGAATAGGCGCATCAGCCGCGCCCTCCACAGTGCGGTTTTTTCATGTGCGCAGCATGACGGCTCCAGTTATGGTGCGGTTGTGCAGGGGGCATCTTCGGATGCGCCGGTTCCTATTCCCGGTCTGTCAACCCCTGCACGGTCGCCCACCACGTTTGACAGCGTGGCCGGCGGTTCATAGTCCGCAGAATAGGAGCCTCTCATGGCCAGTCTTACCCTCATTGCGCCCGCGTCCGGCGAAACCCAGCTCGTCCCTGTCTATCGCGGCGCCATCGGTGGCGTACCCGCCCACGTGGTCAACGCCCGCGAACTGCACGCCTACTTGGAAAGTCAGCGACAGTTCGCCGACTGGGTCAAGCACCGCATTGAGCAGTACGGATTCGAGGAAAATCAGGACTTTGAGAGTTTTTCACAAAATCATGAAAAACCCAAAATAGGCCGCCCAAGCAAGGACTACCTGTTCTCCCTCGACATGGCCAAGGAGTTGTCCATGGTCGAGAACAATGCCAAGGGCCGCGAGGCGCGGCGTTACTTCATCGCCATGGAACGTCAGGCGCTGGCGGTGATGGGGCAGAAGCCGATCAACCCGCAGCCGCTCGGGGACGCCTTCGACCGCGCCGCGTCCGAGGCCCGGACGGCGCCCGCTCAGTCGACCGCGCCCGAGGTTGTCACCTTCAGCGGCTCTTGGCAGGACTACGCCCTGTTCCTCGAAGCCAAGCACGGCTGTTCCTACCGTGCGCCAACCGTCCCAACCGTCGCCAGCACGCCTGCCAAGCGCGTGCGCCCCGTGACCGAGGCCGAAAAGGTCGAAATCCTCGACCGCTACACCGCCGGCGAACCCAAGGCGTCCATCGCGCGGGCGCTTGGTCGTCATCATGGAGTGGTCGACCGCGTCATCGCCGCTGCCAACGATGCCCAGGGCGACCTGTTCGGGGAGGTGGGCCATGCCTGAGCCACTCGACCGCGCCACCCTCGATCGCCTCGACCGCGCCAAGCGCGACGCCGAAGGGCGCTACTTCCAGGCCATCAATGAGGTGGCCCGCTGCCGGCAGGCGCTCACCGAGGCCCAGCGGATCAAGAAGCGCGCCAAGGCCGAGTTCGAGCAGGCGCGTCTGGCCAGCCTGGACGCCTTCGAGTCGGTCTACGGCACCTGGGACGCCCCCAAGCGCCCGGACTGGGAGGCCCGCCCATGACCGAACACCTCGATCGCCTCGACCAGATCGCCGCCTGCCTGCGCTGCCTCTCCGATCTGCTGGCCCCCGAGACCGACCTGCACGCCGTCAACCGCGACGACCTGGCCTGCACCATCGGCTTTCTCACCGCCGAGTACCAGGCCGCCCGCGCGGCCCTGGACGCGGCTCGTTCCAACCCCCTTGAACATCCGCGCCCGGTGCGCGTAGTCTAGACCCATCGCCCGGCCGCAAGGTCGGGCGCGGATTGAAACTAGCCATCGTCGCCGTTGTAAGCGACCTGACACTGAACCCCCGCAGCCTCCCGGCTCGGGGGTTTTTCGTTGAAGCTGACGGGCAACCGCGATCCACCGGAGCCCGTCGATGCGCACCTCACTGGACGCCACCCTCGCTCACATCGCCGAGTTCGAGGGCGGCTTCGTCGATCATCCCGCCGATCCGGGTGGCGCCACCAACCTGGGCATCACCCTCGACACCTACCGCCACCTGCTCAACCCGCGCGGCACCGTCGAGGATCTCAAACGCTTGACCTGGGACGAGGCCGCCCGACTCTACGAACGCGCCTACTGGCAGATGGTGCGTGCCGACGACCTGCCCGCCGGCGTCGACCTGGTCGTGGTCGACATGGCCGTCAACGCCGGCCCCACGCGGGCCGTGAAGCTGCTCCAGCGCAGTGTCGGCACCGCCCAGGACGGCCTGTTCGGGCCGATCACGCTGGCCGCCGTCCGACGCCAGTCCCCCGCCGCGCTGGTGCGCGCCTACACCAGCACACGCCTGCACTATTACCGCTCGCTCAAACACTGGCCGACCTTCGGACGCGGCTGGACCCGACGCGCGCGCGCCGCCGAAACCCGCGCCCTGGCGCTGGCGACCGCCCGATGAGCACGATGCGATCGAACTGCTACCTCGTGGCGTGGCGCCGATACGCCCGACACGACGGGATGTGGCTCTGCTTTCGCCGGAGCCGATACGCGCGCCTGGCCGGTCGGATTCCGCGCCCGATCCGCTGGATGGCTCGGGCGCTGATGTATCCGATCGCGGCCGTCTACGCCGTGCTGCATACGTTGGCGTTCGAAGCCTGGCCGCATTTCGTCTGGAGCCTGTGGCCGCCGGAGCCGGCGAACGAGTTTGTGCCGGTTGACGACAAGCGCGCACGGCTGGTGCCGCCGCTGCTGTTCGAGGGACGCATTCAAACACTGGATGGGCAGACGCCGATTGACCTGGAGGATTCGCGATGACCAACACCCCCTTTCCGGATATGGCCGTGCTCGAATACGACGCCAAACCCTGGTGGCGCAGCAAGACCATCATCTTTATCGGCGTTTCCATTCTCGCCAAATCGGCGCTGCTCATCGGCGTGGAGATCGACGCCCAGGCCGTCACCGAGATCGCACTCCTGGTGCTCGCGCTCATTGCCGACATCGGCGGCGTCTGGGGCCGCAACCGCGCCAAGCAGCCGATCCGCTGGCGCCGTGCTCCTGAAACTCCTGCTGGTCGCCCTGATGCTGCCGGGGTGCACAACGACGCGCCACTGCCGACCGACCCTGAGCGGGATCGAAGCGGCTATTGGACCGGCGATCGC